GAGCTAGTACCATTAATTTGAATAGTACCTAATGTACCACTAGTATAATCTATCGTAACATGGTTATTTCCTACTGAAAATAAATTCATAGTGCTAGGCATAGTAGGATTTTTAACTACATTATCTGTACGAAATCTTAGTTCAATTGAATTTAAAGATTGTGAATAATTTACAATAACCGAACCGGAATTATTTGTAATTAAATCTAACGCATAATCAAAATTTAATTTTTCATATATCGGCACTCGATCAATTCTAGGTCCGCCATATTCTTTAATTGTTATCATAGATTGCGGAATTCCATAACATGATAACAATGCTTGTACACTGCGTTTAGTACCTTTAGATTTTAATAATAGTGGTAAATTATTAACAATACGTCTCCACACTGCGTATGTCATTTCTTTACCAGAAACAGAAGGATCTCCAACACTATTTGACCCTGTTAATGGAACTCCATATTCATTCGTTCCTAATACATATTGCCATAAATCTTGATATTGATTACCATCATTTAAATTCCATCCAAAATGTTTAGCTGTAGAATATAATAACTCACCTGGCATACCTAATTTTGGATTTTCTTCACGTTTACGTATTTTAGTCATATGATTAATATACGTATATAAAATATCATAATGATGTCCTAACATATTAATAAATGTAGATAAATATACGTTATTCACATCAAATCTAATATATTCAGGAACTGCATATATTAATGCATTAATATTATTTTCGTCATATAATGAAGCATAATCATATAAATTAGTATACCAATTATTAAACTGTATACTATTAACAGAAACATTTGTATATGGCTTTGTAGAAGATGTCTTAGGAACTGGTGTTATATAACTACCACTTAATGTAGATACATTAACATTTTCTAAAGGTATTACATGTGTTGTTAATTTCGAAGAAGATTCATAATATAAATATTTTTCAAATGAATCGAATCCACTAATTAAACTTATACGTTGATTTTCATAATCATCTGCATTTGTAGTAGCAATACTACCTGATATTTGTGATATTGCAATACTTTGTGATGAATAGTATTCTAATAATTCTAATTTGTACTTAAAATTTTCTAAACGTTCTGTTGCTGAACTATAAAAAATAAAATTATTAAAATCTGAAAAATCTATATTTAATTTTATACCAGATAAACTTCCAGAAAAATACGCATCAACAATTTGTTGTGATGTTTGTACCGAAGAACCTAGTAAATCATTCCAATTTTTAAAATTAGTTTCTGCAGATGTATTAACTACCGCATTAGCATCCCAATTGGCATTTGATAACTTATTAAATTGTTTTTGTTGAATATTTGGTATAATAGAAATACGATCGCAATATGGTGCTTTTTGTTCTTCAACTACCCAACATTTAAAATCTATATCTAAATCGGTTGGTAATGGATCTAATAATTTAACATATAAATATTCGCCAATTACAACGCTATTAATAAAAGATATACATTTATTTCTACTAAAATTTAGTAAATATGATTTATAAAAATTAGTTTCATTATTTACCGAAATTTGTGTTTGATTAACTGTTTGTATATAATTAGTTATTTGTTGTAAAAACTCCGGATTACTTTCATCTATAGCACGTAACCGTAATTCTGTACGGTCTGGAGAAATTTCATCTATTCTTAAATGTTGTAATTCATAACTACCAATTAAATTTTTAAAAAAATTAACTACAATATGAAAATTACCTGAAGTTAAATTTAATTTATCTAGTTCATCATATAAATTAAACGCAACTGGCTGCGGATTAATTGTAATTAATTGATTTGTAAGTTTATCTCGATATTCTGGTATCTGTGTATATAAAGAAGGTATTTTGTGATTACCAGTAATCCAAGTATCTTCTGCATAAACATGTAGTTCAATTTTATTTTCAAATACTTGATTTGTTATTTCAGTATTAACAGCAATTAAATTATTTTGAGATCTAGAAGTTAACTGTTTTTTAATTGCCGGAATACGTTCCGCAGATAACGATGAACTCGCATTTAAAATTTCATTAATATTTTTATATTGAGATAACATTATTTACTTTATCTTAAGTTTGCGGTAATATTGATGGTATAATTGTTGTTTGATTAGCATATTCAAAAGTATCATTTGAAATATATTCCCCAATTATCTGTAATTGTGATTCACCAGGATTCTCAGTTGCTAATTTTGAAAAAGTTTTTAAACTATATACACCGGAATTTTTTTTCACATTTCCAGGTACCCATCCCCAAATAGCTTGAGTTTCTGGAATATCAATTAAATCTATATTCCAATAACAAGATTCTGCTAAAATATATGAAGGATTACCAGATACTATTAAAACTTCATACATATCATATTCTATCGCATCATTAAATGGATCTAAAATATACTCTAAATACAATACAGGATATGAATTTGAGCCATGCCATTCAGTAGACATATCATTTGATCTAGCAACTACTACTGGCGATATAAATCCTCTCGTAGTCGTTTCTCTACGCTGCAATTTCATTCTAAATTGTGTCGGACTGTTTTGTATTGTTGAATAACATTGAACTTGAATTCGAAATCTTATAGTCTGATTAAGAGATCGCATACGTTCAATCATACCGCGTGTAACTTGAAATGTACCAATTCTTTTTTGTTGCCCACCGCTAAATGGTAAAGTTTTATAACCACTAGATGTTTGATTTCCATAAAACCAATTGGATGGAAATGATGTATTTATAGTAACATATTCACTAGTTTGTCCTTTTTCATCGGTTATAGTTGGAATTGTATATCTAGTAGTAATATCATCAAATGCATCTATTTCAGTATTGTCTAATATTGAATCATCAATATCAATTGTAGTAGTAACTGGAAACTTAAAATAATTAAATCTAGTATCTAATACCCGTAACATTGATTGAACTGATATTAATTCGGTAATAGGCTCAATAATAAGTAATGGATTATTAATTCCATTTTCATGTAAAATAATATTACCTGCAGCATCTCTAGGATGAATATTAATATCATTTGATATATACGTCAATCCATTATTTAAATATTTTATTGCTTGGTCGGTATTTTTAATATCCATATTATCGTACTACTTTAAAATATATTTCATCTGTAATATATTGTTCTTCAATTCCATTTACTATTTTTAATTCTAAACGATAATGCCGTTCTGGCATAAAACCATTCATATCTAGATAAATAAAATTGCTTGTGTTATCACAACTTACTTTAGTATAAATATCATCATATGGAATTATTGTCTCATCCGTAACTGCATCTAAAACAGTATAATATGTTGTAGTAGGTAAATATTTTACGGTTTGTTGTGGAAATAAATTAGTCGGTGATTTTTGTGGATATTTATCTCGGCAATATATACGTATTTTCGCAACCTCAGTATCTTTATATTTTGATTTAATTTGTGTATATAATTCATATGAGTCAGTATTAACAGAAGTTAACGATCCTGTCGCAAAAGTGCTATTATCCCAATATAACGTTAATTTAGGAACATATATCGTATGAGTTTCTCGACTAAAATATCTAATATATCCGGTTACCGAACTATCTGCTTCGTCTTGATCTGAAAACTTAAGTAAAAATCCATTATTTGGTATACTATAACCAGCACTGCCAGATATCCATAATTTAACAGCATCTGTTACATCTATATTAATATCAGTAGGACGTTCATTATATGCTTCGGTAGTAGCCATTCCTGGTTGAGTAAAAAATGCCTGATTAAATACATTAATATTAAATCCACTCGATCCGGATTGATAATACCAACTTCCACCAGTACCAGAACCAGATATATAAATCGATGATGAATTTACTTGTATGTTTTGGCTACTAGAAATCCACATCGAACCAGATTTTGAATCTAATGACCATGATGTTAACGGTTGAGCCCAACTCACACCATCAGTAGTAACAGGATAATCAGAAAAAAATCCAGTACCATTCATCCATGGCTGGCCAGCTAACTTTACATCAATTGAAAAATCAGAAGGAAGATTTTTTGCATGTGTTGTATATAATTGTAATACGAATTTACATGCATTTAAATCAATTGAATACTTTGAAATAGAAGAAGAAATCTCTGCCATATCAAATTTAACTAAAGATCTAGATTTTAGCCACGTTTCTCCATTATTACCTAAACGTTTTCCAATTTCTAATATTTCATCAATACCAGAATTTGCAGTATCTAATTCTTCATTTATTAAAGCATCCTTTTCTGCATAAAATATTCTAAACATTTATTTCCTTTTAATAATTTTTTATATAAAGTTTATTGATGTTATGTTAGTATCATGTATAAAACCAGTTGGTGATAATAAATCAGTTATATTTGTATCTAAATTTTTTGTAGATCGAACATTATGCAGTCGTACCGAATTTGTTGGTACCCCTACTGCAGTATTTTTTATAAATGATCCAGATGCATCTGCACCGGAATATATCGTGTTATATACATTTAAATCTGATGTAGTACTAGTTTTCCATATAGCCGAATAACTAGAAGTACCTAAATTATGTAAATGACAATTTTCTATAAACGTAACAGAATTTTGATTTACATGAATAATAGGATATTGATTAGCTATCGATGCTGTTGCGAGATTCCAATTCATCAAAGTTCCATTTCTAAATACCACACGACTATTAGACGCAATATATGCAATTTGTAAATTAGATCGTACATCGCCGTTAATAATTGTTCTAGAAGCAGCACTCGAACCTTGAGCATTTATACCTAACTGATTTTCAGAAAATATACTCCCATTTAATCTTAGAGTTAACCAAGAATTATTCCAACGAGTAATCATACCAGATATACCCCCATAATAATCTGGAGATGGATCTGAAATAAGATCCCCATTAACTATAACTTCTCCACCGCCATTTGCTTCACACATTATAGCCTGTTTATAGTTACCTCCATAATAATTAGTTGATTTTAAGTATATCCTAGGACATGTAATTACAGCTTTACCGGAAAATGAAATAATTTTAAAATTTTGGTGAGCTGATTTATATTCTTGACTAATTTCTATAACACGAGTTCCAGATCCAGCTAAAAACATACCTTCACCAAAACCAATCGTTTCAGTATCAGCTCTTCTAATTTTAAAATATACATTAGTACCATTTTGCGTTTCATATGCACCGCCTCGAGCTATTATTTCATCACATTCAAAATAAATATCAGATGTATCTCCAGTACTTTTAAATACTTTAAGCTCATCTTGATTATTATTAAATTGAGCATACCCCATAAAACGAGCAGTTACACTATTTCCGTTATCGTGTATATGAGAACTCCCAGAAAAATATACACCTGGTTCACAATAAACATTTACTTGATTATAAAATGACATTGCTTCATTATTATATAATCCTTTACGTACATATACTAAAGCCTGACTACTAGTTGTTGGGGATGATGCATTTGATGCTGATAATGCCGTAGCTACGGTTAAATATGCTTTAGTAAAATCATTTACTACAGCTGTAGAATTATTTCCGTTAGTAGAATCTACAAAATATACATTTGCATAATTTACAGAACCACCAGGTATAGAAATATTAAATTGATCTCCATTTCCTTTTGTAAATGTAACTGTGCTACCAGCAATTGATGCAGTATTAATATATGTTGGTGCATAACTACTAGTATCAGCTAATGATGAAGAAATAGAATTAACAACATAAGATGCAGTTAAGGCATATGAAGCGGTAGTTGCTGTACTAGAACTATTTGCTTGGTTTGCAATTATTGCATATGAAGCTGTAGTAGCAGTATCTGCTTGAGATGATGTATTAATATAATTTAAATAAGAAGCACTTAAAGCATATGATGCCGTTAATGCACTTACCGCTCTAGATGCAGTAACTGCAAAACTAGCAGTTCCTTGCAAAGATGCTATAACTCCAGATGTTGCAATAACAGATCCAGTAACAGTTAATGAACCAGTAACTTTTAAAGCCTCTGGTTCAGCACCCATTAATACTTCATATATATCGGAAACATAACTTGCAGAAATTAAAGCTCCAGGAACAATTTGTGCATAGTTATTAGATAGTACTCCCATTTACATAATCCTTTTTCTATAAATATCAGAAACAGGAATTAATATTAAACTACGCGACCTCGGATATCGGAATTTGGAAATTTAACTTCGAAAATACTAGGATCTAAAGATGGATATATAATTCCATTGCGTGTTGCTGTAGATAAATCATATACATTGCCAGAATATCCTGCAGCTGTATCATATAAATTTTTAAAAGAAACACCTACGACTGATTGAACACCATTAATATTTGCTATAGCATTAGTTATTTCAGATTTTATAATTGGTTGATTTATTTGCCAATTATCGATATTAAATATTTTTTTAACTTCAGCAACACATTTTAATAAAACTTCATTACTATTATAATTAGGTCGAACCGAAATTTCAAAATCAATTCCTAAATTTATTATAAACGCGTCTTTTATATTCACTGCATCAGTTAAAATTCTATAATAATCTAAATATGTTTTTAAATTTTCTTTTACAGCTTGATTAAGTTGTGTTAATTGTTTTGTAGAATTATACCCTAAAACATACATATTCATTGCTAAAGGATTCGCTATTCGCTGTTCTTGTAACTCTTTTTGAGTTATCTGATCATCAGGTACAATATACGATTTAGCAATACTTCCATATTTTGCTGGCATCGAATACGCTCTAACAATATAATCATCTTTTGTAACTAAACGGTTTTGTGATGCAAAATTAGCTAATGCATTATTTTTAATTTCTTGTATACTATCACTACCACGACCTCCAGATGCAGGTTCTGAATTATTAACAGCTATGCTACTTTTAACAAAATTAACTATAGCTGATGCATTAGATGTATTAATATTTTCCGAATAATCAATGAAATCTATAGATTTTAATGAATTAGCCGGTACATTATCAACAATACCATTGCCTACTGTATATGTAACCGTTAATGTAGTATTTGATGGAGCTTGTCCATATGCTCGAGTATATAAAAAATTGGATGGGTCTATATCAATGTTAACATCTCGACGAATTCCGGATAATGCATTCCCAACGTTATCAGCATTTGGTATTATTTCTTCATCGTTATTATCTGATATTCCTGCTCCAAATTGCAATTCTAATTTACCATCTGATCTTAATCTAGATGTAAATCTTTTTGATGTTTTTTTAAGTTTTAATAAACTAGTAACATTCGATCTATAATTAACTAAGTCAGGATCATTTTCTATTAAATTCGGAACCTCTTCAAAAATAGTATCTTGTGCTAAATACGGAACATGATACCAATTATCCCCATCCGTTTCTTTTACAGAAATAATATCTATTATATTTGTATCCGGTAATACAACTTTATCATATGCAACCGGATCTGAAAATGTAAAATTAATTGTTTTTACTTGTCCACTGATAGCTTTTGTAGATTTTTTTAATAAGTAATATATAGGCTGTTTAGTAGTAAGATCAGTTTCATATATAGTAACTTCTGTTGGATCATATGAAGATGAATATCTAAAATCTAGCGTGTCTAATGTTCTAAAAATAGAATTACCATTAGATTGTTTAACACGCATCCCCGGCTTTATTGTTACCGCATAATCATAATTAGGCTGTACATTTGATCCCGAATTAATTGCCGGAACTAATTGGAATACATCTAATTTAACATGTGCTGGAATTACATTGTTTGGTTTATATCCTAAAGTATATGCCAAATCAAAAACATTACCTCGTTCGGTTGCTTGATTTATAAAAGATTCTTTAAGATTTTCATCAGAATAAAATGATAATACATCTCCTACATATGATGCTAATTCTAAAAATAACATCCCTGGTGAAGATTCATTGAAATCAGTATATGTTTGTGGAAAATATTGTTTTGTAAAATCAATTAAGTTTTTTCTAAATTGACCAAAATCTTTTCCTAGATATGATATATCTTTTTTTATTTCCATTTTATTGCACCTGTAATGTATTTCCGTTTGTAAAAATTACAATTGTATCTGTTGTTCTAATTTTTAAACTATATGTTAAACTAATTTTTAAATCATATGTTAATTGCGGATCATCTTGTGGAGTAAGTATCGTTATATTTTCGATATTAATATACGGTAACCAATACGAAATAGGAGCTATAATAGCCGTTTCAATTTCCTCTTTTATTTCGTTTGTATTAGGCTCGAATATAAGTTTAATTAAATCTGTACCAAAGGTTGGTAAATGATATCTTTCACCTTTTCTAGTAAGTAATAATGTTTTTAAATTTTCGCGCGCTTGTTTTTCGGGAGAATATACCGGTTGAAAAGGAAAACTACTATCTATTGATCCTAATGAAATTCCTAAACCATTATTATAATTAAATGCAACTGCGTTTTCACCATTACTTGATTGTAGATTCTTACTTAAATTAAATGTAGTAATATCAATTGGAGTCCATGGCATTTACTTATCCTTTTTTCTTATTCATTGCTTTCATTAATGCTGAATAATCTCGTGTTATTGCTTGTGCAACTTCTGGAGTAACATCATACACTTTACCCGTTTCCGGATCTTCCATGACGGTTGGAGCAGCAGTTGGCGTTTTCATTGAATTTCGCATCATACCAAACCCTTGCGCGTCATTTGATGTGAACCGTAATTCATCAATACCTTCAGACATTAGTTGTGCATAATCAGACAACGAGTTACTATTCGAATCTACTAATCCATCTGTTTCATTTAATACAGACGCCCATTTATTTTCAGTGAACTGAACTTTAGATTTTCTACCAGTTTCATTTACCATTCTAGGAGCAACTCGTACCGTTTCGGTTTTTGCTGTTTTCTTCGGTTGTGCCATTTCATTAATAGTAGATTGTAACCCTTCTCGAAGAATTTCTGTTAATTCTTCTTTTATAACTTCACGTACGGCAGTTTTAAGTGCTTTTACTAATGTTTTTGTATCCATATGAGTCTTTTATATAAATATTATGTCCATGAATTTTGTGAAGGCTTAGGGCCATATACTGTTTGCGTAGATATATCGATATAATAATCTCCAGTTTTACCTAAACTAGAAACCGGTGGACCATTTTGCTTATATACAACACTAGGTGCTTCTAATAATGATGTTAATAAATCTCGTTGTTGCTTAACTAAATTTTCAATTTCATTTGAACGGTCAGTTAAATCTGTTTGTGATACATTAACATCTGTATAAAACTCCGTTTCTAGTAATTCGTTATAATCTACCCCAGAATCCGATGTTTGTTGTAATGATGATGGTATACTAATATTATCGATATCACCATTACATATCATGGATATTTTACTTAACGAATCTTGTAACGGCGGAATGATAACATTTATTTTACTAGCGATAGTTGTTGGGATTGTTTTAAACATATTTAAAGATTCTACCGCATTAACAATTGTAGCATCTTGTATAGCAGTTAATTGTTGTGCTATAAATAAAGGAGCTGTAACTGGATTTGCTAATTGTGCAATAGATATAGCAGTTTTAATTTGTTTTGAAATATCAACAATTGTTTTAACCGAATCAATTGATTCTTGTATCTTAGGGAGTTGTTCTTGTAATTTTGTTAAATCTCGTTGTACACGAGCAAGTTGTTCTTTTACTTTTTGTACCTGTGGATCTGAACAATTACAATTTTCTGGCAATTTAATAGATTCCTGAACTACTATGGATACTTTATCAGCTAATTTATCAGTTTGTTTATTTATAACTTCTATAACCTTTGTTACCGCTTTTGACGGCAATTTTGGTATGTAATCTAATGGTGGAACTATTGAACTCATAATTTTAATATGTTTGTTTATTTATAAAATATTTAGAACTTAATAAGTTTTTTAATTCTTGTTGAGCAGAAGATATCGGAGTAGTATTTAAAAAAGTACCAGTCATTGTTCCACATTGTATAGGTGTTTGTAATTGATTAATAATTTTTTGTAATATTTTTATTAAAACATCTCCGTGTACTAAAGAACTATTAGCATTATCATTTCCTATTTTTACATCACCTGTTGTATTTAATATAATTGCTTTAGGCGAGTCTATTATCGCAATATCCGTTTTTGCTTTTAATAAAACACGATCAGCAATACCTATAAACTGCGATTCCGAAAACTGTGATTCGTTTGGATAAAAATTCTTAAGAGAATTTGGAGTATTTGAACTCCCTAATAATAAATTAGGAATTTTTTGTTTACTAGTTAAATAAATTGATGATGCATCTTTATTTATATCTTCTACTGTAAATTTCGTATCTGATGGTGTAACTTGTCCGTTTGAAATTATAATAATAGGATCCGATTGTATCTTACCTAACCACGGAGATTGTATAGTATAACTGTTACTATTTATATTTGTGCTACCTAATCTAATAGTGTTGCCCCAACGACCTTCAAAGATTAAATCACCTCGATATGGCTGTAACGGAGCAATTGCTACATCTTTATATTCAAGATCTTCAGTAAATTGTTTTGAATATATTGGTAATATATTGTTATTAATATTATCTTGTATACTAATATTTGTTATATAATACCATTGTCGTTCTTTAGTAGAATAGTTGGAGTTTCGATTATATCCTTGAAATATCAATACATTTTCGCCTTTTATTGGCAGTTGTTTTATATTAGTATTTGCTGGTTTAAGTCGATATAATGTTTTAGTGTTTGAATTTATATTCACCAAAACATCTATAGAGTATAATTCGCCTGTTTGATTATATGTATTATCCGTAGATATTACTTCTGCTACATAAAAATTAATTAACGATTGATTAATCACTAGTATCCTTTGTTAACTTTTGTTTAACATCAGCAATTTTTTGTGTTAATATTTTATCTTCATCCGTTATCCGATCAATCTCTTCTTCTAACTCTGCAGACATAGTTTTTTCAGCAATTCGAATTAATTCTTGTTTTTCTTCTTCACTAATTAATCCATCAGCACCAGATATTGTTTGTTTTGTTGAGATATATCTTTGTACAATAGCAGTTAATTTAACGAGATGATCGTCATTTTTAACTGCTACGTCTAGATATTCTTTAATTAACGGAACTATTATAGTTGCATCTGATGCATTTTTTATTAATGGCTGTAACTGAGCGATTAATTGATTGATTTGTCTATCTTTTTTCTTTGAATTGTGATAAACATCGGACATTAAATCTGCAAAGCTTGTTCCTTTAAACAGTTCGTCATTCTTGTCCATATAAATAATCCTTTAATAATAAATATTAAAAGGGTAATTTTATAAAATTTGTACGTTCATATGCTTTAAAATAATCTTCATATATCTGTTTTAATATTTTAACAACGCGCGTTACTATGTTTGTTTGCGATATATCTAAACCAGTTCTTTCTCTAATTAGAATATATAAACGTTTTTTATTAAAATCTTCTACATTTTCACGATTTTCAAAAATATGTAATACCGAATCAGCTACATGTATATCAACAGGATTAGAAAAAATATAATTTAAATTATCATAACAATAATTAACATATGCTGTCATAAAATATTGCAATGTTTCTTGCATTTCATCATTATGAATCTCTGTAATAATATTTCTTTGCTCATCGATATCTAATTCTTGAGTATCCGCTTTTAATTTTTTATAAGCACGATCATTTTCTCCAATTAAATAATTATATGAGGTTCTGGTATAATATGAATATGCTTTACCAAAATTAGGATC